TTAAGTGTATTGTCATTGCTTGTCTCATAAGTCAACCTAATTATTGTCAAGTTCTAGAGAATACAGAGTATCCTGTGGTGTATAAAACTTATGAGGCTTGTAAAAACAGAGCACTAGAAATAGCATCTCAAATTCCAATATACTTACAAGGATATAAAGCAACTAAATGGAAATGTACAGAAGTACGGGAAGGACAACTATTATGAAGTACGGTAAAAAATCTACGACTATGAAAAAATCTAAGTCTACTAAAAAAGGTTTGACAGATAGACAAAAGCAGACTTTGAAAAAACATTCAGTCCATCATAGTGCCAAACATATGTCCATGATGAGAAGGCTGATGCTGAACGGAATGTCATTTACTCAGGCACATAAAATGGCAATGAGTAAAGTAGGTAAATAATGGATAGCACAATTTTAGATGCATGGAATGAGCTTAGTTATTTTGAAGGTGTCTTGTTTACCATTTGGTTATTTGTGTTATACTATGGTAAAGTTTGGATAGACACAAAATTTAAGAAAAAGGAGTGCAAATGTTCCAAGCCTTAATAGGACCAATTGCAAATCTAGCAGGTGCTTGGTTTGAGAATAAAGTTGAAAAGACTAAAGCTGAAGGAAAAGCTAAAGTTGCAGAGGCTAAAGCTCGTGCTACTGTTGCCGAGAAAGTTGCAACTGGAGAGGTTGAATGGGAAGGTAAAATGGCTGATGCTACAAATGAAAGTTGGAAGGATGAATTTGCCTTATGTGTCCTTTTAGCTCCCGCAATTTTAGTCTTCATTCCTGGGATGAGAGAGTATGTTAAAGAAGGTTTTGCTGTACTTGCTGATCTACCTGATTGGTATCAATACCTTTTATATATAGCAATATCTGCATCTTTTGGAATTAAAGGTGTTGGTCAAGCCGCAAAAATGTTGAAGAAAAAATAGGAGACATAAATGGCAAAGAAGAAAAAATCAGGTTCACCTAAACCAAAAAATCCTGCCTTATATGCAAGGGTTAAAGCAGAAGCTAAACGTAAGTTTAAAGTATATCCATCAGCATATGCAAATGCTTGGCTTGTGCGTACATATAAGAAACGTGGTGGAAAGTATTAGACATGGCTTACCAAGGTGGACTTAGAAAATGGTTCAGAGAAGATTGGCGAGATGTCAAGACAGGCAAGAAGTGTGGTCGTTCTGGTAAAGAGAAAAAGAAAAGACCTTATCCTGCTTGTAGACCAAGGTCAGTAGCTAGTAAGATTAGTAAAAAAGAAGCCAGTAAAAAGACAGGTCCTAAAAGAGTTAATTGGTCTGTGACTGCTTCAGGAAGAAGAAGGAAGAAAAAGAAATGACAAAAAAATTATCTGCAAAACAAAAGAAAATTGCAAGAGTAGCACCTCCAAGAAACAAGATCACAGGTGCTGACTTTAAAAAGTTAAAAAGAAAGAAAAAATAATGGCTAATTTTGGACAGGTTTCAACCTATATAAAAGCATTAGGTAATTCTATATTGCCAGAGAGTCTGCAAACAGAGCAGTATACGAATGAAGATTTTAATGAAGCCACAAACATGGCACTCTTAAAATTTTTACAAGATACTTATGGCGATAAAGAAGCGGGTAGTTATCCTGTTACATATAAAGATTTAAATAATTATTTTAATAGTCAAAGTGTTTTAAATGATGGTGGTTTGTTTTCTGATGCAGGTGCTATTAAAACTACTCTTGGTTCTTTTAATGTTAATAAATTACCAGATGGAACATTCGAGGTAACTGACACTTATGATTTTAATCAAACTGATGAGTATGGAAGACCGATGGCTAATGCACCCACCTTTGGAGATGTGATGTCTAGGTTATCTCCAAGCAATATTATGGATAAAGGTTTTGGGACAAGTCTTTATGGAGCCGCTAGGATGTTTGGAGGTATGAGAATACCAGAGGGATCTGCCAATGCAATACCAATAAAATTAACTTACCCATCTTCATCTCCTGCTCCTGCAATGGTACCGCCACCTGTACCAATTCCTAGACCTAAAAAAATAGAGGAGCAACAAGTGGTAAATGTTGCCCCTAGTCCTTATGATAATTTAACTTCTTCAGGTGCGTTGAAAATGGGATTTGGATCTCTTAGAAATCCTTCTCTTTAAATGTATTATATAAAATAACATCATGAGAAATACAATTGGTTCTATAATAACAAAGATCCATATGTTTATTTCATTGTATGTCATACCAAGTGGCTTGGCTAATTCAACTAGCAACCAAACACACCAATTAAAAGTGGTATCCATTATCTCCATATAAGTCATTATTGTCTCTCCTGTTTTGTAAGTTTTCTTTTAGCTTCGTGTAAGTCTTCTGTAAATAAATGAGCATACTTTTCAGTTATATTTACGTTAGCATGTCCCATCAACTTAGATAAAGTATAAATAGGCATACCCTTTTTTATTTCATCAGTAGCATATGTGTGTCTTAGATCGTGCCATCTAAAATTTTTTATACCACTTCTATCCAGACAAGCAATCCAAGAAGATCTGTTAGAATGCACTCTGTCTCCCGTGTCTGGATTATGAAATAAATATCCATGAGTACTAGAAGGTTGTTGAAGTAAAACTTCGACAATGTCTAGAGCTTCATCACACAAGGGAATAACTCTAGTCTTACCATTCTTTGTAATCGCATTTCTTAAAACAACTTGAGGACCAAAGTTAGTTCTCTCAAAGTCTGTATTTAATAGTGAAAACTGTTCATTCCATCTAAGTCCTGTAAGATAAGCAAACTTAATCTCATAATATAAATTAGGACTAGTGCTCTCTTTGGCAGACTTTAGTAGTTTATCTTTCTCAAGGTCACTCAAACTTCTTATTCTTGTTTCACTATCTTTCAAATATTTTTTATCTAAATTTTTTATAACATTAACACCATCCCATTCCGTATTATTCTTAATAAACTCTATCATCTTGCTAAACATTCTAAGATCTCTAAGTATTGTAGCATCGGAACAGGACATTCTTCTACGTTCAATGTAATTAACAATATCTAATTTAGATATCTTACTCAAATGCATGTCCTTAAAATAAGGATTCAGCATTTTACTACTCGTCTTGTACCTCTCAGTAGTCTTTGGCTTCAATGCTCTAGTACAATATTCTTTTAGGAAATATGTCAATGCTTCAGAAAAGATAATGTCAGACTTTGACTTAGATAATTCGTTTATCTTCTTTGTCTTCTCAAGTATGACTAATTCATCAGCTTCTTTCTTAGACTTAGCATCAGTTCTTAATCTATATCTTTTATTTTTTATTTTAAAATCAACATACCATACAGTATTTCTTAGGTAGCTACCCATGATTTCTCCTCTCATTGTCAGTCTCTAATGGTCAAGTAGTATTCTTGACTACACCATTATAATCTCCTATATTATATATAGGCAAGTATAAAATAATTTAAAGGGAGAAAAAATGTTTTCAATGATAGTTATGACTTGCATCATTTGGATAGAGGGTAGTCGATATGATGGAGGAGAAGCTAAATGTGGCATCCATAAGGCAGAACTAGAGTATACATCTAGGTTTGAGTGTGAGATTGATATACCTAAGTATGAGAGGTATGTTATAAATAGTATCTATGATCAATTTGAGCCACCATTTGCAGATATAATATTAAACACCATGTGTTATGAAAATTTTGGAGAAGAAAAATGACAGAAGAAAAAATTGATATTTATGATATAGATGTACAGTTACATAAGATTAGGACATGGGTAACTTCAAAAGGATTTACACCACATGGATTAGCCAAAGCTACCAAGTTTGGTGCAGGTACATTTGCAGATATGTACTCATCTAAATGGAACCCACGAGTTTCAACTTTACGAGAGCTCGAAACCTTTATGTTAGAGCATGATGAAAAAGAATAAGATTACTTCTGTAATGTATCTATCAATCTACTTAGATACCATTGAGCCTTTTTAAGATCTTGAATTCCACCCTTATGTCTCCACCTATGGATGTACTTTTTGATATTTCCCTCAATGTAAAAAGAAAATCCTTTCTTACCTAGACTATCTTCTAAATAATCTATGCATTCAATCTCCCCCTCTTTGTAGTGAGGGGGATGATTGACCATCTCAGTTTTAGCTTCTTCTTCCTTTAGTCTTCTTAACATATAATTATTATGTCCTTCATGACCTTGATAATCAAAATTAAACTCTAACTGTTCTTCTTGATCCTCAACATTGAGACTTCTCTCATAATTAGAAAGTTTACTATTAAACACCACATGATCCTCCGTGTCCTGTTATATCACAAATGTCGTGTGTCTCTAGAGATTCTTCAAATTCTTCCCCTAGATTCTTACGAGCTTCTTTATATGGGACAGAAATTAAAGGCTGACCACCTCTACTTCCGTCAGGGTAACAAGTAAAACCTCTCAGACGATGAGCATACTTTGCTAGTGTCTGTGCAAAAGGTTCGACTGTGTCTTCGTTATTAAGTTCAGATCCCCAAGCAGGTAAATTGATAGTACTAGATATAGACATATCAACGTAGTCTTGTACATCTGCTTGAAACTCCATTCTTCTTTCATATGCACTAGACAGATCAAGAGCACTCTCTATTGTGTCTGGGTCTGTGCCATAGCGATCAATGACTTCTTGGGCAGCACTATCCACAACCATCTGATACATCCATTTCTTTCCGTCTTTGAGATATCTTCTCTTATATGCAACGGCAAATAAAGGCTCAACACCTGTAGTTGTAGATGCTAAAATACCAATAGAACCTGTTGGTGCTATAGCTCTAACCTTTACAGGTCTACTTATGCCAAGAGTATCGGCACTCTCTTTAGCAACTTTATCTGATACAGACTTATAAACATGTAACCAACGATGCATTTCTTCTGTTACTTTATATGGTTGTTTTCTTTGTAGTAACCATTCATGCATACCCATCAGACCTAGTCCAAGTCTTCTGTTCTTCTCACGAACTTTGTAAACTCTATCATATGGAAGCTCTGCCTTGACAGTTCCACAAATTAAAAATTTAGTAGCTAGTTCAGTACACTCAGTAAAGTCTTTTATGTCTTCTATTCTAGACATGTTAAGAGAGCCTAAGTTACAGACATCACTATCATTCTCAGACGTTACTTCAGTACAAGCATTTCTAAGTGTCTCATTCTCGTTCTCAAAAAAGTTAAATGAAAATCCTGGTTCTGCTGAAGACAATGCTTGTTTAGTATTCTTATACCAAAGGTCTGGTAACTTGCCTGTGTTCCAATAGTCTTTTATAAATTTAGTATCCCAATTAAGTGATATATTTGTCATGTCTAGTGGACAAGCAAAGTTAAAATCTGCTTCTTTAAGGTCAGCCATTGTTTTATCTGTCCCTGCTACAGGCATCTTCTTCCAATCTTTCGCATGTAAGAATGCTTCAGCATCTGCATGTTGCCAATTCAAAGATGCATAAATAGCTGAACGTCTGCTACCACCTTGCATAACTTGTCTGCCTATTTCATTCACGGCTAACATCAAACTTATTGGACCACTAGCCACACCACCTGTTCTTGATAGTATGGAATCTTTAGCACGAAATACAGAATAATCTATACCAATACCACCACCACTTGAAAGACAAGACATCGCTCTATTAGCTAACTGTCCCCATTCTTCTCGTGTATCTTCTTCGCCTTTTAATAAATAACAGTTGTTAAAAAATTTAGCAGGTCTTCCTGCATAGTATAAGTATCTACCCCCAGGAATAAATCTCATTGTACTTATCATAAATTTTAAATGATCAATGTCAGACTGTGGTAACAAACCACCACACACATCATCTACTAATGTGCTAGACAATTCTTCCCATGTCTCAGCACCTTCATGTTTATATTTTAAATTAAATATACTCTCAGCAAAACTGTTACGAAAAATATTTTGATTATCAGTATACATCTTCTTCATTTCATTCATTGTTTTATCCTATCCTATTTTGCCTCTCCCCAAGTCTTGCCAATTCCGCCCTCGACAAGTCCTGTTTGAGGTATGTTTTCAAATAACTTAGTAGCAGACCACATCATAGTTTTGATCATTATGTCTTTCGCTTGGGTGGCAAACTCATCTGGAACTTCTGCAATCAATTCATCGTGTACCACATGTACCAACTTTGCAGGAATATTCCCCCAGATTTTAGGAAATCTACTCAGACACAACAACATTATTTCTGCGGCTCCCCCTTGACATGGAGTGTTTATAGACTTTGTGAACAATTGATTTGATCTTAACGGTGCATAAACTCTTCCCTGTGGTGTCCATAAAAAACCTGTGTTGTCTGCTAATTTTCTAGTCTGTGTAATCCACTCCTTTAGTCCAACATAAAGATCCAGAACTTCGTGCTGAATCCTACTCGCCTCATGTAACGTGGTTGGGTGCCCATTAGTTGTCAACACTTGTGACAATCCTCTAGGTCCCTGACCAAATAAAAGTCCAAATATACAAGCCTTTGCCGCTTGTCTCATCCACTTACCAGACCCTGTTTTAAAGTAATCATCGTTACAATCAGCAGGATAATCCCCTTTGAAACAATGTCTTGCGGTTAGTGTGTGAATGTCTAGACCGTCTTCGATAGCTCCCAACAAAATTTTATCGTTTGATAAAGCCGCAGGAACTCGAACTTCTATTTGACCATAATCACAAACCACTAGACTATGGCAATCTTTACTTTTAAACAAATGTCTGAACTCTTCAGTTGCATTTATTGTTTGTAAAGCAGGCTCGGTCACACTAAATCTACCTGTTTCTGTACCACCTATTCTAAAATTTGCATGAATCCTTTCAGACATTGGATTTATAAAACGATTAAAGTCTGTGCCCAAGGTTGAATTATTCTTTTTGGCATCTGCCCATTCTGCTATGGCTAATAAAGGTGGGTGGTATTCGGTTGGTAACTGTGAAATATTTTCAAGAATATCTACTTTCCCACATCTAAGCTGACCTGTATCAGTCTTAACCCAATTGTCCGTGGTATAAGGTGGATATTTATTTAAATGATATCTAATCCAATTAGCTACTTGAATTGTAGAAGCAGGATTATCTACCGCAGGGGCACCTTTACTTGAATGATTCTTAAACATTTCAAGTGCTTTCTGTCTGCCTTCTATGTCTTTGACACTTAGATCTTGTGAAAGAGTATCATGAGAGCTACGATCAAAACCGATGCCGTTAACCATCACTTCATTAACTGCTTTAATACTAGATCTAAGTAAGTTGTAAATCCATTCACATTGTTCCCTTGGAATTCTCTTACTATTTTTAATCATCTTCATCTGCTCAATGTGTAACTGCCAAGTAGCTACAACATCTCCTGCGGCATATCTAATTTGCTCATTATCAAGTGGATCTTTAGACCAATCAGATGCTTGTTGTGTCTTACTTGGTTCTTTCCCAAGAACATCAGCACATCTAAAAGCTAAACCTTTTCTAATTTGTGTAAGACTTACCAATGCTTGTGCTTGTAATAATGTACAATGAGGATGCCTTGCAGGTGTGATCCCATGTTGAGTTAACATCTTCACATCAAACTGAGCATTGTGTGCCAACCAAATCACTTTGTCTGTGTTTAAGACTTTGTCCCCTAGCTCCTGTAAAACAGGCATAGACACATGCCATCTGTCTATGACATGGACTTCTTCTCCACTGTAGATTTGGAGCAATCTAACTTGTCCTGTGTAGACGTTGAGACCTGCTCGTTTGACATGTTTGGCTTGTGCATTGAGGTCTGCCCTACACTCCGCCATATCTTGTTGGGTTTCCTTGCGATCTTTCTTCTGATCTTCTGTGCATTTGGAGAGGATCGGAAACGCATGAAATTTCTCCGAGACATTTACAAACTCCTTTTGTTTATCTTCATAAATTTTTATAAGACTTTCATCAGCAGTAGTTTCTACATCGACAGATAAAAGTAATGGGTTATCCCAAGTATGATTTAAATCTAATATCTTAGCATAGTATCTAGTAAGATCTCTAACTCCAGAATCAGTAGTAATAAAGTTCAGTTTCACTCCAGACATAAAATCATGGAATGGGGTAGGAGTTTGACCCCCACCCAATACCGATTTCAATTCATCCATTACTCTAATGGAACGTCTTTAGCAGGATTTGGTTGTGTCTCAGGTTCATTTTGTTTTGATCCTGCAACAGGAACTGTATCTGCTTGATCCATCCATCTAGACACAGACATCTTTGGAATGTAAACTTTGCCGTACTGACTGTGCTTATAGCTATCAGAATGAAACATTACTATTGGCACCTGTCCCTCGTGTGTCCCTGTCTTCTTTTGTTGCACAACTTCTTTCACCATTTCACCTACTGCTTTCATAGCACCTTTTGAGGAGCCTGTGAATTGAGCAAGGATATGATTCTCTGTGCCAAGAG